CAGAGCCGTTTGCCCTTTGGCTGCATCGTCTCCAGTGATGGCCTTGATCCGGGCCTTCACATCGGCGCGAATGTCATCCGCCGAGATTTCGGGGGTTCCCATGGGTGGGGTCTCCTTTTGGGGTTTGGGGGATTTTGCGACGGGCGCCGCCTTGGGCTGCGCGGCCTCAAAAGACCATTTCTTCTTTTTGGCCATCGCAACAAGTCTCGAAGGGGCCTGGCTGTAGAGACTGAAATCAAAGGCCGCGACGGCTTTGACCTTGCCGCCCTCAATCTCGGTGGCATATCCGCGATCGACCGCCTCTGCGCCGGTCAGCCACAGCTCTTGTTTCATTTCGGCCCGGATATCGTCGACATCTTCACCGGATTGTTCGGCATAGATTTCCGCCATCAGGTCAGCCAGCTTGTCCAGCTGCTCGCCGGTTTTTTGATGATCCGTCGCGCTGCCAAATGTGCCGCCGGCCGGTTCGTGGATCATCATCTGCGCGCCCTTGCGCATGACGATCTTGTCACCAGCCATCGCAATGACCGACGCCGAGGAGGCCGCCACCGCATCGATGTAAACGGTCACGTCACCGCGGTGCGCCACCAGGGCGTTATAAATGGCGATGCCGTCATCGATGTAGCCACCGCCAGAGTTAATGCGCACGGCAACATCAGCGTCCCGGCCCAGTTCCGCCAGGGCCTCAACCACGTCCAACGCGGTAAAACCGCTGTCCCAAAAACTATCGCCGACAAACCCGTAAAGCACGAGTTCGCCATCCACCAAGATGGTCATGTCTGTCTCCTGTTCAGATATTGCCCGGGCTTAGCCAGGCGATTGGTTCAGCGAAACGTGACCCGTCTTGCAAACCGTTTGCGAGGCCCACCACTGGCGCGGGCGGCCTCTGATTCATACTGCGCGATCATCTTGACCAAGCGGCTATCACTGGCGCTTTGATAGGTGACTTCCTCACCATCGATCCGCACCGTCTGTCGCACCCCACCGGCTGCAAGCTTCAGCTGCATTTTCTTCAGTGCAGCAACCACATCGGCGGGTTTGGTGATGTCGATGGTATCGGTGCCGATCCGAACCATGGTCGAAATGCTCATTCGTCTTCGTCCTTCTCCACCACTTCGATCGGCACCGGCGCCCGCTCGGCATAGGGCGAATGCATGCCCTTATCGGTATACCTTTGGTGCAGCCGACACCGGTCTTCAAACAGAGCATCGGGATCCTGGCCCAAATCTCCGGTTTCAATCTCAACCGAGCTGGTGCCGTTAAGCATCCGCTCAGACGATGCCTTGGCGCTTTTCAAATCATCGGCCGTGGGTTTGGCAGGGCCTTGCCACAGCGCTGCACTCACCCGTTTTCGGTTGGCGCGAAACGCGCGGTATCCACCTTTGAACGGGATGCGGCCTTCGCCGACTTCCTCATCCAGCCAGTTCTCATAGCTCATCTGGCAGATCGGCGCGGCCACCCGTTCGCGGCGGCGCATGACAACGCCCCAGATACTGGCGTTTTCCATCCGCACACTGGAATAAGTTGCTGCCGTGTGATCCATCGTCAGGGAACCATAGGTGGTGCCAATGGCCCGGGCCATGTCGCGCGCCAGGCTGTTGGAAAACGGCAGGAAATCCTGACCTGGCACATTGGCCGATTCCAGCGATAGCTTTTCACCAGGTGCCAGGTGCGACACCTGCGGATCTGCACCCACCGATATGCGACTGTCGGCAGCTGACTCTAGGCTTCCAGCCAAATACCCGAGATAGTCTTTTCCATACGCTACCCCCTTTTCTCCGACCTCTTTCAGGGCTTCCATCGCCTCAAACGCTTCGGCGCTTGGGGCTTCACTGGTCAAAGTGATGGCAAAAACCGTTTGCAGGATGGCCATCTGCAAGGTGGCATCATCCAGCATTTCCGCCTGGATATGCTTGCGAAACGCTGGGGCCAGCTTGGAAATTCCGCGCATGTCCTCTGAATCCATCGGATCAAACACATGCAACACCTGCGGGCGACCATCGCCGTCAAAGGCGGCATAATCCCGGGTCTGCGTGAACCCGCTGGCCGAGGTCTGGAACCGGTAAGCAACTGGCCGGCCATTGTCATCCGTGCGCACCCCCTGGAACATGCCCTCCATGGCGCTGGTTTCCTGCACCAACCGAGACGGCGGATACAGCCGCAGCTTGGTGCCATTGACGATCCCATACCGCTGCCGCTCGGCTGAGTTGAAGAAATCAAAAACACCCGTGACTTCGCCGTAGGCAATATCCCAGCGCAGGGCGATGTCGACCATTTGGGGCCCATTGAACTTGCCGCGCAGGTCGCATTCTTTGGCGTCGTGCCAGAACAGCTTCCAGCGTTTTTTGACCAAAAGAATCCAGTCACCAGTTTCTTTATCGTCATACCCCAGTCCCGTCATATCCGGCTGCGGTGTCAGGGTCAGACCAACCCCAACCGTATCCGCCAGCACCTGGTCACAGGCCCCTTTTAGGCGGCCCGAGTTCTGGATCATGTCCATCGCCAAGCCAGCGCTGCGCTGCCAGGCCCGGCGCACATCATCATTGTGACTGCTCATCGGCGCGCTGCGCGTAGCGATCACCCCGCTTTTGGTGTCACGCAGATAGCGTGCAACAGGGCGGTCAGCTCTGCGGCTGACCACCTGCCCCGTTGCTGGCTTGCGCTTCACCTTGGGGATCCGGCTTTGAGAATACTGACCCGTCACTGCGTTCGTCTCTTCCACTTTGACGGCCCGCTGCTCTTCTTGCGATCGGGCCCGGTTTGGGTTGTTTGGTTCGGTTCAGCTGGCTTGGGTGGTGACATCAGCAGGTCTTCAAAATCACCCTGCACCTCTTCGGGCGCGCATTCGCGCCTCGCCATCAGATCATCCCAAATGGCATCCGGAAAATTACGCTGTGTTCCCGCCACTCGGATGAATGCCACCTCGGCCTGCAAGTGCGTATCCAACCCCTCGTTGGCCTGGTTTGGATCCTTCACCCATTTGTAGGTGGTGAACCCGGTCTTTGATTTTTGCGGCTGGCGCGATTCCGCTGTCAGCTGGCGATAGAACTCATCGTCCAACCCCATCGGAAACAGCACATGACCCGAGGTCTCCGGATCCTCTTTGCGCACATTGCGGTACAGGCTCATTTTCAGAACCGACGACGCAAAATTGTAGAACCGCTTGGAATACTTCAGCAGCTTGCCCTGCTTGTTGCGTTCCTTTTTGACCTTGGCAATCAGCGCCAGGTGCTCTTCGGGACGACCGCGAACCATCAGCACCTTTGACGCCGGATGTTTGCGGATCCAGTCCCAAACGTCCTCGGTATAGGCGTTGCCGTCGATCGCCAGAACATCGATCTCAATCTTGCGCCCATAGGCATTTGGGAACCCCTGCCGCAGCAGGGCATTCAGGCTGGCCTGGCATTTCTCTTCGCTGATATGGCCATCAAAAACACCATAGTCGACCACCGCGCGCCGCTTGTTCGGCCCCCAGGCAATCACCTGCCATTCAACCCGATCGCCCTGACAGTCGACCCCGCAGGTCAGATAGGGGAACCCGGCCGGGATTGTACCGTTTCGGTAATGGGATTCTGACGCCCGATCGCGCAATTCTTCCCAGGACGGTGCCTCGCCCAGAACCTTGTAGGCCCGGCCAACAACGTCATTCATAAACGTCTGTTCGCTGGCAGGATCACCTTTGGCGGATAGCCAATCTCGAGCAATTTGTTCAAACGTTTGCAGAGGCGAGTATGCCGACCAAATATGAAACGAACGATGATATCGCTTCTGTTCGGGTTGCTCGGCCCGCCACTCCGCACCAGCCAACATCTTGGGTCGATGATACTCTTCAATAATGCCACCACATTCAACGCAGTGAAAACAGGCTTTCTCCGGATGGTCCTCATCCAGAGTATTCAGCATATTTTCCCATTCCAGTGTCTGCATGACGCCACATGTGTCATCCGGACAGGGCACGTATAAATACTCTTGACTGCCAGCCTCAAAATTCTTGGTGATCCGGCAGCCTGGAACAATCAATGGAGTGGAAATCTTTAGGATTTTGGCAAATTCAAACGCCCGACTTCGACTGTCAGCCTGGGTCTCGGGATCTCCTGCGTCGTTCACTTTCCATTTGGCCAGATCGTCCTGAACTTGTCTTCCCGGCGAAATCATCGACAATGTAGCAGACGAGTTGGCACCCGATATCTGGATTGCACCACGGCCATCGCGCCGCTCTTTAAACAAGATCGAGTCTCCGCCATCGCGAGACTTACTCGCAAAAATATCGCGCATCGAAGACGTCGATTTTAGAATGGGTGATAGTTTCGTCTTAGACCATTTGACCGCGTTCCCTTCAGTAGGATGGGAATAAAGAAACAACTGTGGATCCATCGCCAGGGTGCCGCAGGTAAAGATATTGGCGATTTCTGTTCCACCAAGCTGAGCCGATTTGGACAGTGTTACAATTCGACAGGGGTCACTTGGCGACAAGGCCCGCAAAACCGCATTGAAATAGGAAAACCGCTGGCTGTTGTAAGGGCCAGGAAAGGGGCCGCCTTCAAACACAATATTTTCTTCGGCCCAAGCCAGGTAGTCCACGGGCGGAGGCGGTTCCAAGACTTGGGCCAACACATCGTGCATCAGCCATTCAGCACTCGTGACCGATAGTTTCATTTTTTGCTGTCATCCTCTACCGTGACTTCGTCAATCTTGTTCAGTTTTTCGACAGTCAAACGCGCTTTTTTGACACCCTGCGCTCGGACTTTGAGATACTCGGCCTTCAGCAGATGCAGAACGTCCCGTTGTGGCACAGAAAACTGTTCAGCCAACTTGGCCGAAAAATCAGGCAACGCACCTTCAAAGACCTGCAACATCAATCCAGCGACCTGGGTCATCTGCCCGCGTGCATCGCCTGTGACCATCAGCTGACCCCGCAGAACCGCCTCTTCCGATGCCTTCATCCGGTTGCGGCGCAGCTGCTCCTCCAGCCTTGCCGCCTTCATCTTGTCTTCGACAGTTTCGGACCTTGGTAGATCCTCGCCGGTCGATTTGACTGATGATGTCGGAACCGGCTCCGCAACTTTTGGGTCTGGCGCCTCGGTTGGTTCCAGCGGCAATGTGGTCGCCACCTCTTTTGCCGGTTGGGATTGCGCCGCTGTCTTGGTGGCAATACCGTTCCCCAGGGACTGCCCAATATCCCGAAACCGGTTCACCTGATCCAGCGCGATCGCAACGATCAACTTGCCCTTCTTGTCGGGCTTGGTGAACGCATCATCACGCAGGATGTTATTTGTCTTCCACTGACTAACCGCCGCCCGGCTCACACCGCAGTGCCGGGCAAACTCCGCCTGGCTCATATGTTCCTGCGGTTCATCCATAAGCGCTGTTTCGCTCCCGTTCAGAACCGGAAAGCTAAACTGTTAAGCCCCGGCGTTAAGTGCTCCCCAAGTGTTAAGGCTTTGAAAACATGGTCAGACTAGCGAACCCTCGGGGGGTTTCCCCACCGCAGGCGGCTGAAATGGGCTACGGTCCCTTTTTTGCTGCAGCGCGGCAAGTCGCCCCTGCGGGCGGATCAGCCCGGCAAAAGGCGGCTGATCTCGTGGTCCAGACGGCGCGGCAGCACCTCGGCCACCGTGCGTTCAAAGGCATCCGCCGTTGC